CTGCAGCAGCAGTACAGAGAGCATTACATACGGATGGATGGTATCATATCCTTCCGGCGGGTGTTGATCATAAGAAATACAATGCTTTGGCGGTTTTTGTAGAAACGACGGAAAAACTGCTTGGTTTAACGCTGGATGCTGGGGAGACGACGCCAATCTTGCAGAGCGGACTTATGAGAACCCATGTGTGGAGACTGGCGTCCAATCAGAAGACGGCGTATGATCCATATTTGCACGTGGCAATCTGTGCAAAAACGAGTGGATATGATCCGGGATCTGAGACATGGGCTTTTAAACAGTTGTCTTTGATCACACCTGGTGAATTTGACAGTAACCAGATCAACACCATGGACGGAGCCAACGAGAACTATTATGTGTGCATCACCAAAAAAAACATTACCCAAAATGGAAAAGTTCTTGGTGATGAGTGGATTGATACGATTCGTTTCCGTGATTGGCTGAAGAACAAAATTCAGCTGGGAGTTTACAATGTGTACCTGTTAAATACAAAGGTGCCGTTCCTTGATTCCGGAATTTCTTTGATTCAGAATGCTGTATCATATGCCTTAAAGAAAGGGCAGGAGGCAGGCGGGATTTCTGGAGATTTTTACGATGAGGATGGTAATAAAACGCCAGGCTATACCATTTATGCGCCGTTAGCAAGTAGCTTTACAGCAGCACAGAAAAAATCCAGGAAACTTACTGGTTTAAAGTGGAGTGCTTACCTTGCGGGAGCCATCCACGTTACAGAACTGAGTGGTAAACTTGGCTATTAAGGAGGAATGACATGGCAAGAACATATTTTAGTAAAAAGGTTACGGTAACTGCTGGATACCATATTGTAACTGGATTTGCGGAAGATTCTTTTGTCAGCATTGAAGAAACCGGAGACGGTGTTCAGTCTGTCGCTGGAGCGGATGGGGAGGTGGCAAGAAGCGTCTCTTCTGATCCACGATGTACGGTTAAGATTTCATTGCTGCAGACAAGCGCATCCAATGCGTATTTCATGCGGCGATACAAAATGGATAAAGCTGATGGAAGCGGATCTTTCCCACTGCTGATCAAGGATCTGACATCTGGAGATATTTTTTCGGCGGATGAAGCCTGGGTAGTTAAGAAACCGGCATTCAGCCGTGGAAAAGCAGTGAGTAACTGCGAATGGGAGATCTGTGCAGTCGGTGAATTTGAAGATTAGGAGGACATAAGATGTATAACGCAATGTTAAATACCAAAGAAGTGCAGATTGATGGCATTTCTTTTTTTATTTCCCCGTTCCCTGTTTTTACAGCGGCCAGAATTACGGCCCAGTTAAGCAAGGTGTTGTCTCCGATTCTTGGCGGTGTGATTGCCCTGCTTGGAACGGATGATGGGACAGAGGGAGAAGAAAAGGACCTGTCAGAAGACGTGGTGGCCGCAATCCCGGCTTTTTCAGACGCTATGCAGGGATTATCTCCGGTGGAGTTTGAAAAGCTGGCCAGGGAGCTTCTGGTGAATTCCAGAAATATTGCTTTCCGGAATCCAGATTATCCAAACGGTGAGATTTTGACAGAAGATGCTGTCAACGCTATTTTCGCCGGTAATACCCAGAACATGTATATTCTGGCATTTCATGTGATCAAGGAGAACTATGGCGGTTTTTTCGGGAAGTTCAAGATCCCATCTGGCAATGCAAAAGTGAAGGAGATTCTGAAAATGTACTCGAACGGTACGGAAAACTTAACACCAGCTGCTTCGGAGATCTCGAACTGAGGTGCTACACCTTGATCAAGGCTGGGATATGCAGCAAGAGGGAATTGTCTGACGGGACCTACACCCTGGATGACTTTTTAAAACTGTATGCGCTCTATTCCATGGACCGGGATATTGAGCGGATCCAAGCCCAGGAAATGGAAAAGGGAGGTGAGTAGGATGGCGGCAAATGGAATTTTAAGACGGATTGGTATCGCTCTTGGCGTTGACGTGGATGACAAAGAGGCCAGGAAAGATGTGGAGGCTTTGAAAGATTTTGCCAAAAAGGCACTGGGAACCATCATGGTAGGAATCTCGCTGGCTAAGGTAACGGCTTTGGCCAACGAATTCAGTGCCGTGAATAAAGTCATTAAAGGAGCTACACAGGAGCTTGGAAACCAGAGAGACATCCAGCAAAAGATCCTGGAAGCAGCAAACCTAACCAGAACGTCCTACGGTGATACCGCAAAAGCCGTATCCTCCCTGGTTCAGAGTGATACAGATCTGTTTGGTAACGTGGATGAGGCCATGAAGTTCAACAATGCGGCAACCATGCTGTTTAAGACCGCCGGAAAGACGGACGAGGAGATCGCAGGTCTGATGGAGGCAATGAACAAATCCTTTGCCAAGGGAGCCGTTGGGTCCGATGTCATTGGTCAGATGTTGGAGCAGTCCCCGGAAGCGGCGGCACTGCTTGAGAAAAAGCTGGGAACCACCAAAGACAAGCTGGAGCAGCTGGCATCCGATGGAAAAATCAGCCTGAAAGACCTGAAGGAGGCGTTTACGGATTCTGCTGATACGATTGAGGAGCGTTTTCTGGAGTCCGGGGCCAGTATCAATGATGCCATGAAGAACATCCGGAACCAATGGGGACTCTGGGTATCTCAGATATGGGATAGCGCTGGGGTCTCTCAGACGGTCGGCAAGCTGATGATCAGGGCTTTTAATAGCTTCATGCGGGTATTGAATAAAGCCCAGCCGGTGGTCACTGGAGCGCTCACGAAAGCCATGAGATGGCTGGAAAGGATCGCGGACTGGATATCAAGAGTCGGATCCGTTCTGGGACGGCTGGTCGATAGAATAGGCGGCGTGGAAAATGCTATAAAGTTGCTGTTGATCGCTGCTGGAGCCATTTGGCTGGCATTTAATTTTAGCAAGATTGTAAATGGCCTTATTGGTGTAAAAAAGGTTCTTGGTGGAATCTTTGATCCGAAAAACCTGAAACTAATGGGAATTGCGCTTGCAATTACGGCGGTTGTTCTTATCGTTGAAGATTTTATCAATTTCATGCAGGGAAATGATTCCGTTATTGGAGCACTTTTTGATAAGCTTGGGATTGATTCTAATGAGGTCCGGGAAACAATCATAAATGGACTGAACCGGGTTAAAGAAACGATCCAAACGGTGATATCTACCGCCGGAAAATTTGTTTCTGAGCATCGGGCGGCATTTGAAACGTTTGGCAAGGTTCTTCTTACACTTGGAGGAGCGTTTCTTACCGTCTTTGCGTTTGTAAAGGCCGGTATGGCCGTCTTTACTGCCCTTGGGGCTGTGATAGGTTTCCTTACTAGCCCGATTGGTCTTGCAGTCGCTGCTATTGCGGCACTCATTGCGATCGGCGTGTTGCTATATAAAAACTGGGATAGCATTGTTGCCTATGCGTCCAGTCTGTGGCAATCCGTGGTTGAAACATTTGAGAATATGAGAGCAGGGGCTGCCGCCAAGGTATCGGCGATTAAAGATGCGATTGTAAATGGCTTTCAATCAGCGATCAGCTGGATTAAAGGGTTACCGTCTGAGGCTCTGAAATGGGGCGGCGATGTCATTGATGGAATTGTCGATGGAATCCGGAGCAAAATTGATAAGGTTACGCAGGCGGCAAAAGATGTAGCAGGAAAGATCAAGTCATTCCTGCATTTCTCACGCCCGGATGAAGGCCCTCTGACAGATTATGAGACCTGGATGCCGGACTTTGTTGGCGGTCTTGCAAGAACCTTAAGGGGAAACCGTGGAATCCTAGCCAAGGCCGTTACGGATGTCAGCAGCGCACTGAATATCCGCCCAAGTGTTCGTACCTCAGTCAATTCCATGGGATCTAACAAAGCTGGCAATGTAGTCAACCAAAAGGTTGAAATCAACAATACTGTTCAGACTACGGACGCTAAGGCCGGGAAAGCAGCGGCGAAGCAGATGGAAAAGAGTGGTGATGATGTCACCAATCAGATCACCAAAGGACTAGCATACGGGAGGCCATAGCGATGGGAAAAAGAAGAAAAGTAAAACGTCCGGCATCGTTAGACGGTATTCAGTTTGATGCGTTGCTTTCCCAGGACGAGCAGTATTCAGCCCAGGTGCCGGATTACCCGGTAGAGAGCGGATACAACGTGCATGATTCGGTTCTGCCGGAGGCACTGACGATCAAGACCACCTTGTATTTGTCAAACACGCCGGTAACCTGGAAAAGCCGGATTGGCCTGAGTAGTACCAGGGTGCAGGATGTAGAGGAACGCTTGCGTGAGATCTTCTGGAACCGGGAGCCGGTCACATATAGGACATCCGATAAGCGGTGGAGCAATATGTGTATTACGTCCCTTACGATCTCCAAAACCGAGGAAGACGGGTACGCCCGTAAGATTCCTATTGAATTGAAGCAGGTGGAGATTACAGCGACCAAAACCGTCACGGTGCCAGAATCTTACGCAAGAGGTGGAAAAAGCGAAGCCAGCGGCGGTACGGCATCGACAAGGGCATCAACGGGAGTTTCCGGCGGTGCCGCTAAGACGTCAACAAGTGAACAAAAAGCGGAGTCACAAAAGAAAGCCTCGATCCTGTACAACGCAGGAAAGGGGCTTGGACTCATTAAGTAGAGGAGAAGAGAAACATGACCATTTATATTGATGTGCCGGACATGAATGACAGTAAGAGTCGAATTACCCTGTCTGGCAAAGAATTTATGATCCGTTTTACCTACTCTTCCGTACATGACCACTGGTATTTCAGCCTTTACTCTGCGGAGGATGAACTGCTTCTTGGAATGATCAAGATTCTGCCGTTGTTTCCGCTCACGGAATATTATACGGATGTCCGGCTCCCGGATGGAAAATTCGGATGTATCACAAACCTGGCCAGCATTGGGCGAAATGCGTTCAAGGTTGGCCAGGCAAATTTTGCGTATATACCAAACAGTGATTTGGAGGGATGGAGCCCATGAGAAATTGGAAACGTGCTTACCGGCTGGTAGCGGGAATTGCGGGACAGTCGGGTTTTGAAATTGGCGAGGAAAGCGATCAGGGACGTGCGCTGCATATTAAGTTTGACCTGGAAAAGACGGATGTATCATCAAACAACACCGGAACGATCTCCATTTGGAATCTGAATGATGAACATGTGAGCATCCTGGAACAGAAAGACTGTATCGTTGCCCTATATGCCGGGTATGGAAGCACCAAACCATTGCTTTTTTCCGGGAATGTCATAAATCCAGAAACATCCATGGAGAGTTCGGACCGGAAAACGGATCTGGATGTAGTAGATGGCCGGGTGGCGGTTCGGGATACCTATGTATCGTTATCTTATGTGGGCGAGACTTTGCTGCAGACGATCTTTGTGGATTGCATCACCCAGATGGGGATCACCTGCATCTACAGCCAGGGAGCGACAACCTTGTTGGCGGCCACAAAATTACCATTGGGGTATGCGTTTATCGGTGCAGCGGCAGACTGTTTGACTCAGCTTTGCAATGCGTATGGGTTGAAATGGAATATCCAGAACGGGGTATGCCAGATCTTGCTTATCTCAGAGCCAATATCGCAGCAGGCGTATTTGTTAAGTGAAGAAACAGGACTGATCGGAGTACCGAAGCGGGTAGCCATGTCTGCAGAGAGTACCCAGGGAGCGTCTGACGGAAAGACTGTATATGGTTATGAAGTTGAGTATTTTTTAAACGGTGCGATTAATGTAAATGACCTGGTACAGCTGCAGTCGGCCAAGTACAACGGCTACAAGGCCTACGGCCCGGACGG